TTCCACGGGCTAGGGTTTTCTTTCGTGTTGTGGCAACCCGCTGGAACCCAAGGAACCACGTTAGCCCCAGGTGAGGCCATATCCCGGTCGAATTTAACTCGCATTGCCTGAAAGATATAAGGGGGCGTGTACCATTCGTTGGATCTTCCGGGTCTTTCGTGGCTCACTTTCCCCTCTCCCCCTCCGCCTTGTCTGCTGCGGCATCGGCGGCGATAAACTTTAACATTCCGGGTCGTCGTGCCATATCTCCCCCCTGAGTTTAAATTTGTACCCGGCCATCGGGATTAACCACGCGAGGTTATCCAGTAGTCTGTAGTTCCGAAGATATTCCAGCGGCAACCATTCCGGGCGCTCAATGGTTGTTTGATTCAACGGCACGACCTTTTCTGCGCTGAAACAGTGAAGCTCGTAGTTTTGGCCTTTCACGCAAACGAATTCATGCCAATCCTCAACACCTGCCCCAGTTTCTTCGCGAAACTCCCGGCGCATGGCCTCAAGCGGGCTTTCCCCTTCTTCGATATGACCGCCAATCCCGTTCCAGCGGTCCTTTTGCCACGCTGGCTTTTGTTTTAAAATAAGCCCAACGTGGCCCTGACCGTCAAATAGAAATCCAACGCAGTATTTTTTCACTTTCCCCTCTCCTTAGTGGAGCCGCCCTCAACCGTCTGCTTGGAGGACGAGAGGGAGTCCGCCTCTAGCTCTTTCATCTTGCGGAGTATGACCGCCCCAGCGTGGTAGTCCAATTCGCCGCGTATGGGCCTATCCTGTTCAATCGCCCACGCCTTCAGCGCCTCCCACCTGTCCGAGTCACCGGATGAGCGCAGGGCCTCGGTGGGCGCTGGCTGTGGGGCGCGGCGGTTCCAGGCCTCAACCACCTTCGGCAAAAGTTCTTGAAACTCCGCCGCTTCGGTGGGTTCGTCGCAGTTCCAAACGCCGTCAACATAAGGCCCAATCATTCCGCACCCGGGACTACAGTAAATGGCAAACTCGTCGCAATCCTCGTTATAGCCCAACTCCTGATAATTCTCGGGCATCTTTGGTGCTTTCCCGCAAAATGGGCAAGGTAACAGTTCCGGCTTGCTCATTGAGGCTTCTCCTTTAGGGCTTCTGCGTGTCCAGGAAAGTCTTCGTCCCGGAACATCGGCGGTAGGTTAAATTTCGCCCGTAACTTGCAATCGCTACATTCCTTCGGGCTAGGGAATCGCGTTCCGTCTGTTGGGTGAAAATGCTTTGTTAGGTCGTCAAGAGCCTGGCGCACCTGGGCAACTTCAGCGGCCATTGAATCAAACTTGGCGCTTAAATTCAGGGCCATGTTGAATTGAACCGCCATATATTCGGCCCACTCTTTGCCGACAGCGGCCCAGGATTCTTGATACCCGTAGGCCACAACAAACCACTTACCGGTTTTCTCTTGTTGCCATGCGTGCCATGGTCCCTCTTGCTCTGCGGTCATAGATTCCTCCAATAAGGCTCTTCCTTCAACCAATCCTTAAGCGGTTCCTCAAGCGGATGTAATTCTTTTGGCATCTCAACCGTGATCCAAATTGTATCCTGGGTTTCATAAACCCGAGTTACTTTTCCATAGGTGCTTGTCCACTCCATCCCCTGCCTCCCTCACTCAAAATAACCCCTGTCACAAGTCACGCAATAAGCCGTCTTATCAGCATCCTGGAAAAACCGGTGTCCTTGGCTATCCCGTTTCCAGTGAAATAAAAGGCACCAAAGCAAATACCAATCGCCTTTGTTCATCTGTCCCTCTTGAATAATAATTCTATTAGATTCTTCCCTTATCAGCCAAGTAATCGTGAATAGGGTCGCCATTGTGTGGAGTAACCGGCGTCACCCATCCAGGCTCATCCCTATCGCTGTCGCAATCTTCCCTTTCGGCGCAATCTTCTAAACTATGGCCGTATTCCTCGCACCAAGGGCAATAAGACTCGCCCGCTTCAAACTCAAAGCCAGTTGTATTCATCCTCCACCCTCCCCTCTCCTAGAACAATCTTGACGGCTCACTATCTACGCTGTTGGCTACCTCAAATCATCCGGCACGGGTCCAAAATACTCATTAAACGGTTTTCCTTTTTTCGCTGTCCTGAATCCTAGAGCATATCCGTTTTTAAACGACTGTTCGCTGTTTGCTTCCAAGCTTTCGGCGTGGGCTTTCCAGGTTTGCGGCTCCATGAAAACGCCAAAACAATCTGGACACGGTTCCCGATCTCCCGAAGCCTTTGGCCCGACAGTACCACTTTTCAAATAAAGATTTTTACTGATGAGATGAAACCGGCACTTAGGGCAAACAAAGCTTCCTGGAACGTAAATCAGTCCATTCTCGCCCATCGCTATCCCTCCTGAATAATAATTCTGTAAGCAACCGCCATTCACCTTACGGCTAACTCAATTACCAATTAACCTGCATTCGTCCAATTTTTAAATGTCGAAAGTAACGGTCGTCTTTGAAATGCCAGCGAATAAAAATTTTCTCCCAATCCTGCCAATAGCCGTCAACTGAGTATTGAAACAAAGTAAAGCGGCCAATTTTAAAAACCCACCAATCCATTATCTTTCCTCCAACCGTCCGCCGGCCACTATTCGGCGGCTACTTTTCGATTCCTTTTCCAACGATCATCTCGATTAAAAAATTTCGTTTCAGACCAATCAAAGACATTTTGCGTAAGTTTCAGCATATCCTCATCGGTCATTTCCCCGGCATAGCCATGTGGCCCATCCCATTCAAAAACAACTGGTCCTTCCAAACACGTTGTCACGGGGCATTGCCGAACATAGAAAAAGCCACTCCGATACCGGAAGTAATAGCGTTTCCCTTCTTTCGTCCTACCTTCCCACTGAGCCGGAAAAGACTCGCAAGTTCTGAGTAGCTTAGAAATTTTTATTTTGTCGGCCATCCTCGCTCCTGTCTTAGTACGGCTTGGGGCTAATCCAAATCAAGGCGGTACTTCCCGCCAATCCACGAAATAGGCTGTTCCCGCTTACGGATTAAAGCATTTACTTTGTCAATAGCCTTTGCCAAGGCCGGGTAAACTTCGTCCAGGGTTTGATCTTCCGGCAAGATATCGACGTATAAATCTTCAATCTCGTCGGCGTATTGCGGCTCACAAATAACCAAATCAAGGCCCCTTAGGTCGGTCCCATTGTCGGCGGCATAGTCTTCCGCTTCTTCGATGCTCCAAAAGAATCGGTCACCGTCACAGCAAATTCCGCCTTCACCGTCCCACTTCTTCTTGGGCATTTTCAGATAAGCTTCGTGTTCCTTTTTATCGTGGCATGGAGTACACCAATTCCCACGCTTCACCAATTCACCACAGGTTTCGCATTTCTTGTGGGTTGAACCTTCCCATCGAGCCAACCTTTCAGAATCCGGATTATCGCCAAGGAAAATACCGTTTCGGCTAACCCATCCTTTGATATCCGTCCGGTAAACGGCGGCTTCTGGCGAATCCTCTAAAACCACGGTTTCAACTTTTTCCATCTCTATCCCTCCCTATCAGTTCACTGGCTCGACCATTACTTTACTTCTGCGGTTTCCAGGATTACTTTGGCGCTTCCAAGGTCTTCGATCTTCGAGATAAACGACTCATTGGCTGGCGCACTCAACTTGATCTCGGACTTGAACTTGGCGTATTCATAAGCTTGCTCGATGCTGTCGCAATGCACGTTTTCTGAATCCCAGTTGTTCCCGTACTCAATTCGAAACTCGCGCAATTCGTCGTTTGTTATCCTGACCAACCGGCTTTTCGGAACAACCACCTTCTTAGATTTCTTAGCCATTTTCCTGCCTCCTTTGAATTTAACAGCAACCGCCATTCACCTACCTACCGCTACCGTGCCGCCTGTCACTTAGAGGCGACTCAACTTTTCACAATCTCGGCGGTTCAGGATAATATTTACGGACGATGTCCGCACATTGCTTTAAAGTCTTTTTTCTGGCGGCGTCGGCGTCGGCGGTGGCGGCGGCGTAGGCGGTGGCGGCGTAGGCGGCGTAGGCGGTGGCGGTGGCGGTGGCGGCGTCGGCGGCGTAGGCGGTGGCGGCGGCGGCGTCGGCGGCGTCGGCGGCGGCGTAGGCGGTGGCGGCGGCGTAGGCGGTGGCGGCGTAGGCGGCGTAGGCGGCGTAGGCGGCGGTGGCGGCGTAGGCGGCGTAGGCGGCGGTGGCGGCGGCCTTCACCTCATCCAAAGTCACCTCTTCGCCGATCGCCCACGCAGTCGCGATCTTCAGCGCTTCAGCAGGGCGCTTCTCGCCGGGCTTCACGTAGGCCAAGGATAACTGCGCGCACTCGCACGCGGTCAAAACCAGTTTCCGGCGCTTTGTATCCCCGGACGGCCCTGACATTTTACCCGCAAGCCAGAGCATCCAGTCCCCGCGCTCGCAGTTTTTCCAGGCGTCTTTTAAGGTTTTCTGATCGAAGGCCCACTCGACCGCATCACTACAGGCGTTCAGTTCTTCCAGCTTTTGCGTCCAGTGCTTTTTCATCTTCTCTCCTGTCTTCCGTTAGTACGGCGGTTTGGTAACTATTTGTCAGACTTTTCGTTGAACATCCCACTCAGCGTATAGCAACAATCCTTTGCGCCGGGGCTTAATCCAATGCTCGGCAGGCTCCCGGTTTCACCTTCCCGAATCGAATGACACTGGCATTCCAGGTGAAATTGGTCGCCGCAACGCTCTTTAAGGGCCTGAAAGAAAACATTGAAGAAAATGGCCTGTTCCTCGTTATTCTTGGCCGCTAGTTCTTGGGCGAACCGCGCAATGTCCACTTCTACGTCCACATGAAACTTTTTGTTAACTGCCATCGAACCCTCCTTTACTGACGCTCATTCATCTTTTCACATAGGTCTTGAAGCGCTTTCGCCGCCGTCAAACACGCTTCGGCTTGTTCCTTGGTCCGCGCCATTTCCAGCACTACCCCGACATTCAAAACGGCCTTCTTGATATGGGCGGTTGAAATGCTCCGAATTACAGGGCCGGTGAAGACGCTATCAATGATCCCGCCAAAAACCTGCGTCTCGTAAACCCGCAACTCTTTGACCGCTGGCGTTATGGGTTTCGATTTCTTCTTCACTCGCCCCTCCTGACAAAGTGTGATTAGACTGCTAACGCTTGTTCGGGTTCTGATTTAACCTTGCGGCTAACCAAAGAGCCTCGTTTTTATCTGAGCAGTAAAATGAATGCAGAGAACCGTCTTGGATTTTGTAGGAAGTCCATCCGGTGCCATCACATTCGGTTGTTTTGGATTCGTAAGTTTTGAAAGGCGGAACATAAGGGCACGGGATTGAAATATTGGTGTTTTCGGTTTGAATCGCGTAAGCAGCCTTTTTGCCCATGAAATACGAGCAGCCGATTGTCATTACACCAATCGCAAGCATCATCAAGACAGTCAATCCAGCCCGCACCACTTCATCCCACTTAATCCTTTTTCTCTTTTTCATAACTTCCTCCTTTTTCCTTGATTATCCTTCTTTGGACGACAAACGGCCTTCTGCAACCTGCTTCTCGCGTTTTTTAAGCCGCTCTTGCCACTTTAATCGAGGCATATACTGGTCTTTCCGCCCGGAATTGAACCGAGTCCACATGGTCCCAAACCACGTATGCTACCGTAACACCTCGGAAAGCTCCTTTTAGCGTCCATACCCAACTATGGTTGCTACTCCAACTCAGCCATGAACTTCTGCATCTCTGGGGTCCGATACTCTACGTCGTAGAGTCCTGGTGTTACCGTGAAGTGGCGATGATGAGCCCGGCATAGAATCCCCAGGTTCGTCATGTGGTCCCGGTCCTTCGCATATCTTCCTGCCGGCTTCACATGGGCCAGATCCAACCGTCCAGAACATCCAACTTGAGGATGTATCTTTGCGATTGAAGCCATGCAAAAAGTTGTTCCCCAGCGCTCGTGCTGGGCGTTCAAAACAATCTCACGCTTCTCCTTGAGGCTCAAAAGCCGCTTCCTCTGCTTCTTCGATACCACCTTCAACTTCGAGCGCTTCCACTTCGGCTTGTTCTTAGAACCTCCTCCTCCTATCCCTCCGTTCTTTCCTTTTGGCTTGCGGAGTTCGATCAAAACGTGAACGTCCCACGGCGTACTTGCTTCTCGAAGTATTGGGAAAAAAAGTCCAGGTCTTTCAAGGCCGCTTCTTGGGTTCCCTCACAGAGTCCCGCCTGGACCCGAGCGCAGGCTAAGAGGGTGGCATTGTTTATGATGTTCCCCATAGTGATACCCGGTAAAGGCTCTCCTGCATTGCCCTGTTTTTGCGTTTGTTGCCCGTTTCCTTGGGACTTTACAGGCGCATGGCTCCCAAGTACGTCACAGACCTTGACCCAAGCTTTTCCGTTGTAAACGCCATCTTCGAGCGTGAAGGTGTAGGTGGACCCTTCGGTTAGTTTCGCGCAAAGGTCTTCGGCGTTATCCTGCCCCAAGTGAAGCTTGGCCTTGGTTCCGTCCGTGAATTCCAGTTGCCAGTGGGGCTTGAAGTTGTCGAACCCCTTTTCATTGGTCAACCGTTTGTAAATCGTCTTAACCGTCTTCTGCTCGTTTTTTACCGCCATGGCTACGCTCCTTGTTTCATCTGGTTCAACTCGGCTTCCTGCTTGACTTCCATCTTGATACGGGTCGTCTGTACGTCCGAGAAGGCACAGTTAAGGGCTAACTCGGCGTATTCCGTTTTCGCTTCCATGAAAACCTCGTAGATCAATTTCTCGGCCTCTTTAAGCTTCTCAATGTTGGTCACAGTCCCACTCCTTGCGGCTTTGGGTCGTCTCGGTGAATCTCCTTGTATTCCTCGGCCTCTAGGCGGTCCCACTCTTTACCCCGTCCACACATGAAGACCTCGGATTCCTTTTCATCCAAACCCGCATCAAACCTTTTCCGGCAAGACGGATAGCCGGTTAGGTGGACGTAATAAATCTTGTCGGTGATCTTCATGTTCGGGAAACTTCCCTCACCGTAGGTCACGGTGACGGTGCCCACTTCCCCTCCAAACACCTTGCTCCCATCAATCGGCTTCTTGCAGACCGGACATTCAATGTTTTCCATCCATACCGTTTTCAAATTCTCACCACCGGATCAGTCGCATCCTTCGCCTCAACGCACCCAACAATCTCCGCTAGTGGATGGTTAATCTCAAAAGCTTCAATTGCCTTCTGCGCTGAGTCCGCTATCACTCCCACCGTTATGTCGTGGCCTTGGGCCTTGAATGTGAGGTCGTAGATCGGCATGTCAGTTCTCCTTTCCGAGTCCCATTGCCCGGTCTGCCTTGGCTAACAGGTTCTTGGCGTGGCGTTGAAGGGTTGAGGCTTTCCGCATGTGGTATCCCGCCTCAATCCGCAGGTATTTCGCTTGCCGGAGGTAACCAAGGCCTTCACCAATCCGCCGCATCCTAACCATTTCCTTCTGCAATCCGCTTCCGTGAATCGGCATGGCTTATCTCCCTTCGGCTTTCAGATTTTCAATGATCTTCCGCAAACAGTCCCGAATGAAGGCCGAGAAGGTTTCTATCCCGCTCTTTTTTTGCGCCTTCTTCAAAAGCTCCAAGGACTCACCGGAAATCCTGATCTTCAAGTATTTTTCTTTTTTCACTGGAAACCTTTCAAAAGCTTGATGGGAACGATGTACCCCCAATGGGGTATAAAGTCAACTTTAATCCTCGTTTAAATTAAGGGCTGGCTGGTAGGGTAGGCCGTGGGTCGTGCAGAAGATTTCCTCATCGTTCATCCGGTGCAGATAGTATTCCTTGGCTTCCAGGTAGGACTCGCAACCCTCTAGGCATTTGACGTAGATTAGTTCGTGGTCGCTCATAAAATTCCAAGTGCTTCCAGGTCGGGTAAGGGTGCGCCGTCTTGGATTTGTTTCGGGGTGTAGCGAAGAACCGTCCAGCCCATCAAGGCCGCTGAATTGTATTTTTCGCAGTCTTTCAGGAACCCGGCGCCGCTGGTATGTCTACCGCCAGTCCAGACTCCACCCTCAATTTCAATCGCCACTTTCCGGGCAACCAACGCCCAGTCAAAGCGCCACCGTCTTTTAGAATTAAACCTGTATTCAGGTATCCATCCCTTCTGCCGAAAGTAAATCCCCATTGCGTCCGCCATAGGCCAAAGTATCCTTCCTTTCACCGGGCTTGTTCTGCGGTGATAACTTTCTTTTTTAAAATGCATTGCTTGGAGCATTATGGAACCCGTTTCAATAACGACTGTGCCGACATAAGAGCCCTCTCGATAGCCTGCCAAATGTGCGACCCATAAGCATTCAGTTGCGTGATCTGGGCCACATCCCCCTCAGCCTCGGCCTTTATCAGTGTCGTACTCATCTTCGGGTTTTCCTCGTACCTCTCCATGACCGCCTCGGCATAGGCTACGTCGTAGAAGTATTTTATTGTCGCCAGTGTCTCCGCGATTTCAAACTGCTCCTGCATCAGGGTTTCGATGATCTGCTCGATTCCCTTGGTCCGGGTGTTCAGGTCATGCGGCACCTTGGCGGATAACGCCTTGATCTTCTCGTAGGCCGAAACATTGAAGTCCAGCCACTCACTTTGAATCTTTTCGTCCTTGAACACGTAAGGCGTCACGTTTCCTCCATTCCTCGTTGACTTGTTTCGCGGCAGTGTTGAACAACTCGCGGAAAAGCTCAGGCGTCATCGGATTCTTCTTGGCGAAATGTTTCTCCGCCACCTTCCGCGCCCTCTCCCGCATCGTTATGGGAAGCCCCTCAATGGCCGAATCCACAAACTCACGAAGGTTCAATTCATCACCGCTTCCCACCTGGGGGAATGTTGAAGCCAGTAACCGGGATGAAGTTCTAAGAGGGCTTGGATTCTCCAATAGGTCATTTAATCCCCCTCGTGTCCAAGGTATTTCAGCCAGCGCCAAATATCCCCGAAAACCCCGTCAGGTTCTTGGTAGGGTAGGCGCATGAATCCTTCATCAACCGCAATCACATTGAATTGTTCGCTCACTATCCATGCTGTTCCCCTCACGGTTGCGCCTCCTGTGCCTATGGATCAAAAGCTTTATTAGTTCTCGGCTTGTAGTCCGTTATCTCGCTGAAGTCGTAGTTCGTTGACAGCTTAATTTCCCCGCCCCTTCCGTTCCTCAAAAACTTGGATTTAACCAACAAAAAATTTTCCTCTTCTTTGTAGACCAATTCAAAAACCGAATCAACACCATATCCCCACCTTGAGCTTCCTTTAGCCTTCCCCTCGTAGCTCATGTCCACGGTCCCGACGATAGCAACATCTAATTTCTGGGCGCAGGTTTGGAAGTCGTTAATCATCTGGCTTATGAAACTTTCGTCCGTCTGTCCCTTCTCCGGTTTAACCTCGAATTTCTGGAAGCTATCCACGAAGAAAATCTGGGTTCCGAAGTTCTTGTTCGCGTACATCATCCACCGGATACAGGCTTTATGATCGTGCCCAATGTTCTCCTGGCCGGCAATCTTTAAAACGCTCCCCTTTCCCTGCTCCCGAATTTGGTCCAGGCACTCTCCCACTTTCCCGAAGGCTACTTCCCCGTTCTCGATCTGCCGGACGGTCTTTTGAAGCCTTGAACTCACGAACCGGAAAATGATCTTGTCCCGCATCATGTCCAAGAGAATGTATCCGGCCTTGATCTTGACCTTGGTTATCCAATTACAACTGTTCATCATCAACTGGCTTTTCCCCACCTTGGGTGGCGCCAGGAGAACGGTCAAGGCCCCAACTTCCCATCCCCCAAACTTTCCGTCAAAACTCGCAAGGCCGCTTGGAATGGTCGCCCGTCTCTGTCCGTCCGTTGCCTTCTGCACCTTGTCCGCCACCCTGGAAAGAAGGTCATTTAAGTCGCATTCGAAATCATGCGCCTTGTTCCCGAAGTCCGTAGTGGTGAAGTTAAAAACGTCGTTCATCACCCTCTCTGGATTTTCGCCATCATAGAGTTCTTGGGTTCGGTAGGTTAGTTCCCTGATTCCTTTCCGGGCGATACTCTTTTCGCGAACTATCTCCGCGTGTTGTTCGGCTAAAGCGGACGTTAAGGTCTTGTCGTCGATTATCTTGAGGGCTGGTTTTGGATCTTCCCCGCTTTGCTTCATTTCGTGCGAAATTGTTATGGGGTCAATCTTTTTCCCTTTTTCGTTCAGCGCCACAACCGCCTTGAAGATAGCCCGATTCGATTCCTTGAAAAAGTCTGCTTCCGTCACATACTGCAAAACCCGAAAGATGCACTCTGGGTTTAGAATCATAGCCCCAAGAACGGCTCTTTCGGCGTCAAGGTCTTCTGGCAGGTGTCGAATGTCGGTCAAACATAATCCTCCGCCCCGGATTTCACCAACAAAGCGTTGAAGCAACTCTCGCCCGTCATTTTCTTATCCGCGAACACCCTCGCCATCCTAAACAACGCCGCCCACTGCTTGAACCACTCCGTCTCACTCCAAAAAACCTTCGCAAACTCATTCCCCAACCAGGACATGACCCACGAAAGAGCTTCTTCCCCGCGGGTATCGAAGTATTTCCCCAAGTCCTTTGTTATCTTCCCCCGGATTGGATACCGCAAAGAATCAGGAAGCACCTGCCATTCGGGGTTTAAATCCAGAACCTTCCAAACTTCTTCGGGTGAGAGTTTTTCCATTTTCAAAACCACCTTACTTGTGCTGAAACTGATTTACTGCTTTTCGCTCCATCCCAATTCATTCAGGCCAGTCGGTAGTGCTATTTCCAATCCATTCTTGTAGGCGTCCCGAATACCGCGAGTCAAATAATCCTGTTCATACTTGATCCACTTTTTCTTGGCCGTAAACTCCACCATCAAAGCGGCCCTAGCGTCCCTAGCGTCCCAAGCGTCCCTAGCGTCCCTAGCGTCCCTAGCGTCCCAAGCGTCCCAAGCGTCCCTAGCGGCCCAAGCGGCCCTAGCGTCCCAAGCGGCCCTAGCGTCCCAAGCGTCCCTAGCGTCCCAAACGGTGGTGAACCTTTTTAGTTTCCATTCTTTCAATCCGCGCACTTCTAATGCTTCTTTTAAGTTCTCTTCGATTTTTCCGATTTTTTTATATGGGCGTTCCAAAGCCTCGCGCCATTTGATTTGAGAAGTTGCCATTTCTTCCGCTAGTGAACCGAACCACTTAGAGGACAGTGTTTTTATGGCATCGTAAATTTCGCCATCCTTGACTTCGCTCAAAATTAAAAGTTTGTCGGTGCGGATTTTTTCTTTTCGTTCAATAACTGGATTCAAGGCTTGAACTTCAAAAACGCGTGAAGGTCTTCCAGTTGGCCAGAAACCGCACAGCGTCAAACCGGTTTGTATGTCCTTCACAAAATTCCATCCGGCTCCGCAATCGGCATCTGAGGTATCCAACTTCACGGTTGGTAATTCAAACGGAGTCTTCCCGTCCCAAACCGGTTCGCCGCCTTGAATAGGTGGCCGTAAATCATGCGTGAAAACTTTGTAGCCTTTCATCTCGCCCCCTCTAGTAATTTTACTTCTCTGGTTTTGCTTTTAAGTCTTTAAATCTTTTAAAGATTAACAGCCTTAAAAACCAACCTAAACAACTTAAATTTTCTGGACTTCGTGGAGGGAGGGCAAAGCCCGACCTACACACGGATTTTAACATTCTGTTCCGCCCAGCACGACCTACGGTGAATTGGTTTATTAGTGTCTGTGGCTCTGCCGGGTCTTGGTTATTTGGAGCGCCCTGGAAGCTCATTTGTCAGGCCACGCAGACAGTTCTTTGATTGGTGGCTTATTCGGAGAGCCAGATAGACCGGAAAATAAAAAAGGCTTTGGTCGGGATAAACAAGGTCGTGCCGTGAACGGTTTCACGGGGAGCCGAAGCTCCACTTGTCTACCCCTACCAAAGCCTTCAACCGTTGCCCCACGACGAGGCTATTTCTATTTCGCAGAAACTCTAAACCCTACCACCAAGGAAAGTCAAGAACGAAAAGAGGGCCGGAGAACTCGCGACGCCCTCCAACCCCCCTAGAACCTATCTGTGGACATTGTGTGTCCTCCTGGCTAAATCTTACCAGGAAACGCCATTTAAATGCAAATTTGAGGGGTTAGGAGAGTGGGGGAACCAAGCTCTTTGGGCGCTCAATTCCCCCGGAGATGTTAGAAATTCCAGTAAAAGGGCCCTATCTGGTATCCGCTAGGGATTCCCAGGTAGGTTCCGATCTTCCAAGGCTTAAAGGGGTAAAACCAGAGATGGACCGAGATCCAGCTTAGGTGATACCCCTTGTCCTTGTTCAAAAGGTCATCCAGGTTCCAAGAAGGCTGGTCACATCATAGCCGACATAGACCAACCAACGGCTTCCACCAGGACCGGTTAGTGGATCTCCAAGCACTTGATTACCAGCCACCAAGTTTATGCCCTTGAATCCCGCTTCGGCTCCTATCAAACCATTCAGGATGGAATCGGGGACACCAGGCACAGCTTGGGTGATATTGGCGTTAAGAACCAAACCAGCGGAATACTTCACTGTCTTTTCTCCGTTGACGGTGAGAATATCCTTCCAGCCAATATCCGCACCCACTCCAAAACTCGGAAGCGAAACGAAGGTTCCGTTTGCGTTCTGGCCGAACATATAGGGAGCGGAAAACTCCGGGTTGATTCCCCATCCGGTTTGTTCTTGGGCAAAGGCTCCCGAACCCACCAATGCAAGGATGACAGTTAGAAATAGTTTTTTCATGGTTGGCCTCACAGTCCGTCAATTTGCAGGGCATGACCAATCGCGGCCAAGACTGCGGCCACAACATGGACAAGCGGCTGGTACTTATCAGGCACGATGTTGGCGTTGATGACCTCTGTCACCAAAGCGCTTGCGTACCCGATTGCGGCATCCACTGGAATCTTCGTCCCTGGAACCATGATCTGACTCAAGGGTTTGCTTGGTTGAGTCGGCGGAACTCCTGCTTGCATAACAACCTCCCTAATTTTTATTCCCGTCTCCGGGTACTTCGCTCTCAAACTTCTTCCACTTCTTCTCTGTCGTGGTAATGGAACCTGGATAGGTTCTACCCTGGCCGTGCCTCATTCCCGCATACCCGCAATTATAGGCTCTTTCGGCGTTCTGTAAATTGCCAGTTAGGTTTAGGAGTCGGCGCATCTGGCAAGCCCCTAGCATGATGTTCAAATCATAGTTTTCCACCAAGTCCCGGCCTGCAATCTTTGGGTAAAACTGTCTGGCCGTTTCTACCTGAATCCCGCAAAGACCGTAGGACCACGAATGAAAGGGCAGTTTTCTATCGCGTATATTGTTCAGGAAGGCCGATTCCCAGGCTATCTGGGCAAGATACCTCTTCGGGTCAATATCGTTCATTTGAGCGGCTATTCTGATGAATTTCGCGTATTCCAAGGCCCTTGAACGGTCTAGTCTCCAAGAACCCTTAAAAGCAGAGGCATACTCGTGTTGAATCCAGTCTGCCGCTTTCTTTACTTGGAAGTCCCCTGCTAAGGCGGGAAGGGGCATGAGGGTTAAGAGGAGTAGGACTAGGCGGAAGCGGATAACGGTTCCTGAACGTAGCTGATGTCACAATCCCCTTGAACTCCTGCAACATTTCCGCTCCCGGTATATTGCCACCAAGTCCAGGCGGTCCAGGGAGAGGGAAGCAAAGGGGGTGCGGCCTCGTACCATGCCACCCACAAGAGATAGGACAGAAGAAAGTCCGCATGTGGAAGGATGCGGCTCATAAAGTTGTGGCTTGAGTAAATCATTATCGGATAGCCCTCGGCTTCCAATCGGGCGATAAAAGTCTTCAAATCCGAGTACCGCTGTTCCTCCGGCACATTGGGCCACTCTTGAAGGTTTTCACAATCCTCCAGGTCCACAATGGCGGGAATGGTCTTTGGCGCTTCGGCTGTATCCCTTTGCCTTATGTAATTATTGGCTTGTGAATTTGGATCGTCTGCCGGGTGATAGAAGTGATAAAGCCCTTTGACCGCTACAAGGTGTGAGTTTGCGGCACGAAACCTGACCTGAAATACGGAGTCTTGAACCGTAATTCCCTCAGAGACTTTTAACACTACGCCTTCAAGACCCGTCATTTGCGCTAATTGATCCCAATCCACATTGGGGTTAAGGTGAGAGAAGTCGAGGATGGTTTTCATAGGTTTTTTGATATCCAATCCGCCAGGCTAAAGACCGTTGCTAGAACGCCAATAGTTAAAAGCGCTATCACCAAATTGAAAAAGAACGGGTTATGTAGTGGGTTTTTCATTTGGCACCTTCTCGTCTAACCTCTCGATGATCTTGTCCAACCCCTCGTACTTCTTGAAAATGCCATCTTCTAAATTCTTTTTAAAGGCTTCATCCCGTGCATCTTTGCTTGTGAAAAGGAATCGAATCTCCGAGAGGGTTGCGGTTTGGTTGGCTTGGATGGTTCCCTGAAGATCGGTCCTAAGAACGTCAATATCATTTCGGGTCACTTGGGCTTGCTTGACCTTCAGCATATCGTCCTCCAAAACATCAAGCCTCGCGGTAGTGGTAACGACTCCGACGACAGCCTTACCGATGGTTTTTCCCTTCCAAAGAAGGCCCACTAAAGTAACCCATCCAATGTGAACCCAATAAGGAATGTCCGATAGATTGAACCCATGATGATCCTCCGGGCTTGTCATTTCTTTCCCTTAAAACTTGAAATCCACGACCACTCGGCCAAGAACGCCTATTCCTCCACAGGCAAACTCTCTCAATGGTTCATCACCTTTGTCGTTCTTCGCTGTTATCCATCCAAGGTCGAAAAGGCCAACAAGAATCGGGGCCATAAAACGGATTTCCTTCGGAAAGATGCGGTCAAGAATATCGGTTCCCATGTAACTCCATCCTGTTAGTTCTTCACCGTGCGAGTAGTCCAATCCGTTCCCAACAAAAGGAATCGGTGCTACAAGAACTCCCGCACCTGTGGCAAGCGCTTGATAGTCCACTTGAGGCTCATCCGCCCTCGCAATCCCCGCAACCCCCAAGGACAGAAGAAATAAGAGAAAGAGGCGGGTCATCCCCATGAATGAACCCTAATTGCCCGACCATGAGAATCGTAATAAACGGAATATCCATGACCATCCGAATAAGGATTGTTTACTTCGTACTCCTTCGCATATCGGAAGTATTTACGGTAGGGTGCTGGAATATTCGTATAATTCGCAAGTAACTCAAGAATCACCGAACCAGTAGCCACCGGAGTTACTGCGGGCCTAACCCTAAAATATCTTTGTTCTGTTGTTGAACCGCTTATCGTTCCAATCACCGCAGAGCTAGCTAAAGAAACGGCTGCATTTTGAGTTCCACCTGCATTTGGGTTCCAGTTAACACCATCGGCTGAAGTATCCAATCGAATTGTTGCAGGAGACGCATAAGTTAAAGCACCGTTGCTAACTATATACAAAGAATAAGTTTTCATATTGAATGCCGCCGGACCCATCGTAACACCCGCTGAAAGCGAATCCATTGTTATAGGCCCTGAATAATATCCCTGGGGCGTAGGAGTGTTGGTGGGCGTCTGAGTTACCGTATTTGTTGGCGTATAAGACCCGGTAGGGGTCGGGGTTCCGGTTGGCGTATAGGGCACAACTGTGATATTGGGTGTTGCTGTTGGTTGGCCCAAGGGGATCCAAACACCCGGGGTGCCAGCCGAATCCAGTCCATTCGAGTCATAGATGTAATTCCCATCCGGGCTCAATTTGGCGTTAAGAGGGTAATTAAACTTAGGGGGTGTCCCTGCTGTCAGGATGCACCACCCCAACATTCCCATTAGAATTATTGATGCTACGATTGCCTTTTTCATCTCACTACTCCTTTACTGGATTGGAGTGGCATTCACTGATTGCAGAACGCCACCTAAATAAACGTTAGTTACCGGGGTTGCGGCTATTCCAGGATCAACCACTTGGGTATATGGTTTTGAAGAAACGATGACAGGTGTTGCCGCTCCTGGGGTTAGGGTCGGATTGGGTGCGGCCTGAATAGCAAAAGCAGATGCGCCTACCGTCGACCCACCCGAATTAACGCCAGCGTAAGCGTAAAGAGGCCATTGGGTCGAAATGTATGACGGGAAAATAGTAAAGTCTTTGTAGAAAAAATCACCGTTGTTGGTTTCAAATTCATAAAGGTATGGGAAGGTTTCGACTGACCCAGAACCTTGAGCGCCAAAAAAAATAGCTCCGAGAGTCCTGAACCTAATATCATTGTTGTCTTCCCAAATCTCTTTGTTTCCAGCAGGAGCATCAATGCAAAGTCCGAAACCGTGGGGAGCCAAAAAATAAGTGGCATAGGTGCCGTAATTAATTTCTTGTATTGCCTGGGATGTAATGAGTCCAGCAGTAACTCCCCCTGTACCAGCCGCTTCAACGGTTGAGTAAAAGTTACCGTGCCCATCTGTTTCTGGGATATAACCGGCCGTTGCGACAATGGTAGGGGTGGAGGTTGGGGTGCCCGTGGGGATTGCTGTTCCGGGCGGCAGAGTGGCAGGATTAGAAGCATAATAGGTCTGACCGCTAGTTGAGTTGTACCAACTACCAGTTTGATATGTCCAAGTTCCAGTGGCCGCATAAACAATCAAAGGAAGACCCAAAACCAATAATATTAAGAATTTCTTTTTCAATTCAATGGCTCCTCTGTTGGTGTTGGGACGGGAGTTGAAACCGGATAATCCGAGTTGAACTTTTTCTGGGCCAGCATAACGATCAGCGTATGATTATGGGCGTTTTCTGGAGCCACTGAAATCCTAACCGTGTCTTCAATACCGCGCTCAATGACCCGTACAATAACAATGCAAACATTTCCTTCTTCTGGTTGCGGGTCAGGGCGTCCAATAATCTTCATGGAGTCGGCCAATACGGTTCCTGACATCAAAAAGAAACAAAGAATAAGTGTTTTTCTCATGGTCCCACCAAACTCACTTTCTGCCAACTTCCAAGAACCGTGTCGTAGAATGCCAACGGTCCATCCGTGCATTGGGCGAACATCGGAGAAGATTGCGCCGGTAAAGAGGCGAAAGCGTAACCTGTCAACAACGGGATTGCCTGAAACGCGGAACAAATAACATTTCCGTTCGAGTCAAATCCAAGGTTTGTTAAAGCCCTCTCAGCCGCAGATGGAACAATCAAAGAGAAGTTCGCCGGGTTCTCCGTGGGCGGGATCTTGATGGACCGGTCAATCTCGTCCTGTTGCTCCAAGTCCTGCATCGTCAAGGTATCAGCCAAGGCGTCCAAAGCCTCCTCATACATCGGCCCACCATTCCCGAAACTCGTTCCCTGCGAGAGTCCCGGGTACATCCGAATCACGATGTTCCATCCCGTATTCAAGAATCCGGTGTTCGGGTCCAACCAAGCCTGGGAATTGTTCACCAGTTCGATCACGCCACCTGTTGGATTTCCCTCACCTTGCACCGTGTAGTCGGTATCGAATATCAGGCTACCATCTGAGTTACCTCCGTTCTTCCAAGTTCCAGTGGATTCATTGACCACCCAAACCTTGAGTTGGGTTTCGTCCTGGATGGGGAACGTAAAGGAATAAATCGAAAGTGAATCGTTCCCAACATAATCGTTCCGGTTGGGCGTTCCCGCTGGAATGGTCATTTAATTCGATGGCGTATTAGTTGGAGTAAAGGTTGGGGTTGGTGTATAGGTCGGCGTTGGAGTGTAGGAAAGTGTTGGAGTGTAAGTGTTGGTGTTGGTGGCGGTGTTTACCGGTGTGAAAGTATTTGTGCCAGCCGGCAATGTCGCGGTTGGGGTGTAGGTGGAAGTCGGCGTATAAGTTGAAGTTGAAGTGTAAGTAGGAGTCGGGGTGTAGGTCGCGGTAGCGTTGAAAGTCGGGGTCAATGTCGGAGTAAAGGTGTAGGTAGGCGTCGCCGTGTAGCTCGTGATAGCTGTTTCCCAAACTGAAATTGTACCCGTGTAAGTCGGAGTTGCCGTGTAGGTCGGGGTCGGGGAAAGAGTATTCGTTGGCGTGAAGGTGGCCAACCCAGTCACGTAATTCAAGTATGAACGTTGGCCCTGAGAGATAAAAGTAATTGGAGCACTCGGGGGAGATGTGTGGCCGGGATGGTTCTTGGTGATATATCCCCGTTGTTTGGTCGCTGAGACGGCAATCTGGTAATTACTCAGGACAACTACTCCACCCGTCTCGGGGTTCCTGAAAGTTACTGGGCCCTTAGCCAAAATCACGCGGCTGTCCAGTGTTGAATCCCAACCAATCGGGCCGTTTGGATAAACGTCTCCACGCCAGAACCACATGTGATACTGACCGACATTCGCCGGGTCTGGAATGGTCGTCATCTGAGTTGTTGGAATCGTAATGACACTGACATTGTTCGAGTAATTGCCGATAGCTAGGGCTGTTTTAAAAGGAGTGGGAGTGTAGGTGCTTGTCGGCGTGTAACTGGAAGTTGGGGTATAGGTAGCCGTGGGAGTGAAGGTAGTCGCCAAAGCAGTTTGCCAAACGCTGATGGTTCCCGTAAATGTCGCAGTCGGAGTGTAGGTGGCTGTCGGGGTATAAGACGGGGTGGAGGTGTAAGTGGCTGTAGGAGTCCAGAGGCCGAGCTGAGTGGCGAAGGAATTTGAAAAGAATCCGAGGAACAAAATCAGGCCCAAAAGAATTTTCCGCACGTTCGCTCCTTTGAGTCGGAGGCTTTAAGAAGCGATCCGCTGAGGGGAGGCCATGTGCGGCGGTCCCTGATTTACAGCATTATAGACCTAAAACTATTCGACTTGTCAACCTTTCAGTTCTTCGTGCGCCTTGTCACCAAATCACGCCAAGTGGCTTCACCATTTTCGTTAAGGAAATCCACATAGTTGAAAATCCAAGTATTCAAGAGACTGGGGTACATACCCGTCATTTCAAAGGCTTTGCTGATGTCCTCCGCCACTTTCTCATCTTCTTCCCCACCCCTGAAAAGCACGTTGGATTGGTCAATGAAGGGCTGCATGAGGATGGAAGCTGCGGTATCCAGCGGAGTTATGTGCATATCCGCCCAGTTCTCCCCCATGGCCCTATCTATCCCGTATTGGGCGATTTGCCCCACTCCAGGGATCATTTTGAAGGGTGCGGCTATCAAGTCTCCAGCAAGACTCTTTTTCTTTTCCTCATCGTTCTGTTGCATGGCGTTGTGGAAAAAGGCCAGGGTAAGGCCGTCTATCCCCCCGATTAATCCTACTTGAACCATGGCGCCAGCTACCGTCAGGATTGCCCCTCCACGGTTCTGTGCCCTGAATTGGACTCCCGCATCCTTGTACTTTGCCCAGAAACGGTTATAAACCGCAGACTGGAAGGAATAGGCCGGGGCGAGTAGCTTGTGGAATTCATCACCCCTTTGGATGCCCACATGCTCCAATTTTGAGCCTGTTCCCAGGGTCCGGGCTACCGACTCCCAAGCCATGTCCCTCGCAACTTGTGGGCCTTTCTCAGCGACATTGGCCTGGTAAACATGCCAGTAAAGCGGAGGAGCTACGTTGTTATCCGCCAACCGTTCCGCCACGAAAGAGAAGGTTGCGACCTTCTTCATAGCTGGGCTCAGGTTCTTGGTGATGTCGTTGATGTCGAAGTTGATGTTGCCGCTCATGCGCTTTGCCATTTGAGGGTCTTGCCGGCAAAAGTCGCTGATGTTCTTTCGGTCTAGGTAAAAGTCCTTGCAGGCTGTTGCCCATTTAGCCGCGCCTACCGCCGAGTTTCCACCACCGAGTTCACTTAGGACGTTCACGGTATCAGCCGCGTATTTCCTTGGAACCATGATGGGCCGGAAAGCCACCTTCGAGAAAATGAATCCTACGCGGGTATATCTCGCGGCCTTCTCCCATCCACTGGATTGTTTGGCCTCGGGCGCCCCAAGGTATTGCACCCAATCGTTGAAAGACTTGGCTCCCTTGACTCCCAAGGCATTCTCTAAGGCTTGTTTCATATCGGAATTTTTCAGCACCCTTAGAACGTCAATGACAGGCTTTTGATAGGCTTGGTTATGGATCACGTCCCGGACGTGGTTTGAAATCACGTCATCCGTTAGGCGCATTGGCCGGTCCATAACCTTCTTTACCCGTGTCTTGGTAAACCCGCTTTGGGTGTACCCCGCTGTCGGGGAAGATGACTTCCATTCCTCGGCCCGTTGAATATCGTTCTTGAAGGCTTGCGAGGATTTCTCTGGGTCGTAGTCAATGGGGTGATACCATCCCGGATATTCCCCGAATTTGGTTTGAACCGGAGTCGGCTCAACGGCCACTGGCTCAACCCCGTTCACTTCCATCTTTTGGCGCACAATATCAGGCCACATCTTCTTGAGGAAGTCCCCACGGGCTTGCACGAAATCCCAATCGTTCTTCGTCATGTGCTTATCCACCATGGCCCTGAGTTTTTCTCGGGTTAGATGGAAACTGTCAACGAGCCTTTGGAAGTTAGTATCGTTCCCCATGTTCGCGGCCATGTTGATGATCTCGGATTTGGTGAACCTTCGTCCGGGGTATTCGTCGAAGGCTGGAAGGTTGAAAAACCGGTTCTTCTCCGTCTCGGCCCAGGAGTAATGTTTGTCCACGATGTCTTGGTAGTCCTTGCCGTATTTCTCATGGAGTTTGATTTCCTCGTCTTCCCCATGCTTCATAATCCGGTAAACCAAACGGTGCATCGGCCCGTCTTCCCCTTGGTCAAGGTACTTGCAAAGGGTCAGTACGTTTGACAGCATCGGGATTCCCTTGGTGGGAAGGTTCAAAATCGCTTCGGCTCCAGCCTTGGCAAAGTTGGCGTCCTTCTTCCCGTACTTCTTGTCCTCGGCGTAAGGTGCCCCGATCTTGGACTCGATGGAAGCCCTGGCATCCGCGCACGAATCAATAATCCCTTTCTTGACGCTCTCATCAAACATCCGGTCATTCTTGCGGCCCATGTGGACAATGGCTTTGATGGCTTGATGGAGTTCCCTGAGTTCTCCCATTGTCATCGTCTCAGGACTCTTGGGGTTGGCTCCCATAACCGAGGGTGCGATAAGTTCCTTTAACCGCCAGACGTTGGAATCAACCCGGTCCAGGAATTGGGGAAGGTTCTCTTGTTGCCACGCTCCCGAATCGTCCCGGAAGAATCCCGTGGCGTCCGCGATCTCGTCCTTGCTTTTCTTCTCGCCCTCCATCTTCTCGGCCATGACCCAGAGTACCCCATCCTGCTCGGGTACTTTTTCCTTGATGCCGTTCAACTCCAAGAGTTTGTCCATTTGTCGGACGTGCCCATAGGCCATATCAAGAAGGCTGTTTCCACGGTCAGCCAGTTTGTCCATGTACTTCATTTTTCTCTGGGCTTCGGACTTGTTCTTGAAAGCTTCTGAGGCAAGAGCCCGGTTAAGCATCTCTTGAACCTTGAAGTTCTTCATGGCGTCCAGGTTCTTGTCTTTCAATGCGGCAGAGAATTTCATGGCGGCATTACGGGCTTGGGAAATATAGGTCCGCCAGTTGGATGCGTCCTTGGCGCTCTTTTGGTCAAGGATGACCTTGGCTTGCCGTTTGGCCTCGGCTGCCCTGGCATAGGCGGCTTCTTTATTCGCCTGAGAAGTTTCTTTCCTCGCGGTTTGAACTTTCTTCAAGAGGTCGTCCAGTTCCTTTTGGTCCTGCTTGGGTAGCTCTCCAACCTTGTCGGCCAAGTCCCGAAGTTCTTGGACTCGCTTTTCGTTCTTAATCATTTCGTCATAGGCTTTCGCGGCTTCCTTGGTCTGGCTGACTTTCTTCAAGAGGTCGGGAAGGCTTTCGTGTTCCAAAGCTAAGAGGTCCACCACGTCCCCATGGTGAAGAGCTTCCAAGGCTTTATCCTTGAAGTCGGCTTTGTCCTTCATGGGCTGATAGGGTTCCATCGCCTTCTGGGTTTCCTTGTCGATGAAGGCTTGCTTGGTATCGTTGATCGAGGCTTCGTGGATGGCTTTGGCTAGTGCCTTCCCGCTTGAGAAAGAGGAGTCTCCCATTTGCTCGTTGGCAACCTCAAAGGCCGTCTTCTGCTCGTCTGTTCCTTTTCCCTCCGAAACTTTCTTGGCGAGTTTGGCGACAGCCTCACGGGTTCCAATGCGGGTAGCAAGATCGGACTCGGCCTTGAACAACGGCATGGCCTCAACCTTCTCCGTGGATTTCTTGGTGGCATCGGCCTTGAACTTTTCCAGTTCTTCCAAGTGCTTACGGCTAACCTCAACCATTTGCTGTTTGTTGAGTTCTTCCATCGCCTTGGCTCGGACTTCTTCTTTGGCCTTCGTGACTTCGGGAGACTCGCCCGGAACGGGATCAAGTTTGAATCCGGTATCAAGTGCGGCCAGGTCAATCTCCTCTTTACTGGCCGTCACCCGGTCAAAGAATCCTTTCATCTCCGGCGTGACGTTCACTCCTAAGTCAGTGGCCTTCTTGTAAACCTTCACCAGCCAGTCAGTGAAGCGTTGGAAAATCTTCCGGTCCTTCCCGTAGAGTCCCGCCGTCTTTCCATCTCTCAGGTATTGCTCGTATCCCTTGGCGTACATTTCCTCATGGGCCTTGGTCATTTCGGACCAATCCTTGATCCCGAACCATTTGTGCAGGATGGAAGTCATCTCTTGGATTTCCGGCGTGTTGGTCTTGGCATCTAAGGCGAGCGCTTTGAAGACCCGAAGGAATACGTGGGCTCCCTCATGGATGGCCGTGGAAGGGTCGGCGTTTTTGTTGAAGATGACGTTGATGTCTTTGTCTTGGTTGGAAAATTGGCTTTCACCGCGCTCGCCCTGCTTTAAGATGTTGGGATTGTTGGGGTCAAAGGTGCCTTGGTTGCCGATGGCGGATTTAATTTGTTCTGGTTTAAAGGCCACATAAGATGTTCCACCTTCTACATCGTTGTGATAAATAATTCCATCATGGCCTTTTTCTTCAAGTAATTCCCTATACCTTCTGGCCATTTCTTGCGCTAAGTCTGTTCCCGGTTCATCTGCCCTGGCTTGTGCATCCAAAGCCTCGGCATTTATTTGTTTTCGGAATGTCTCATCCTTGTCGTATCTTTCGGCCAACTCGTCCATTTCTTTTTTTTCGTCATAAGCGTGGTCCTCTAAAATCGCTTCAATATCAGGATCATTGTAATTGCCCTTTAACATTTCAACTTGCATCGTTCCTTCATTTGTTTTAAAAGGATTTTCTATTTTCAAAAAAACAGGATAAACCCGGCCACCTTTTTTTTGTCCTTCGCGTTCCCCATACAAACCCTTTGCGAATTCATTGGCTACTTGGGTTCTTTCAGTGAAATGGCTCCCTAAGTATGTGGTTGGATCGCCACCGCTTCCAAGTCTATTAAATTCATCATCTTCTTTTGGTTGCGGTTCACCTACAGAAAATTCCGTAAAATCCTCTGGCGCAACGGTGCCATGAAATACTTTTAAAGGTTTTCCTTCTTTGTCTACGATCTTTGATTTTCCAAACCAGTTTTTAAACTCAGGGGTTTCGGTTTGTTTCGAGGATTGGAAAAGCCTGTCGCCTTGGAAGTTCCTCAGATAGTCCAGAATGTTCTCAGGGGTAGCGGCTGGCCTTGGAACCTCCGAACCTTCCTCGACGATTTTGTCTAGATCGGGATGGCGGTCGATGGATTGCGTGTGACGGAGTTCCGCGAGCTTATGCGCTACGCCTTCAATGGTCGTGTTGGATTTGGATTTGTTATCGGTGATTTTAAATCCGAGGCTTTGCAACTGATGGCGGATGGTTGGCCCATCCTCATTCGGGGAAAGATAGAGTTTTAATTTTTTGAGGTTTAGGAGTTTGAGGGGGTTGCGGTTTTCCGGCGCTTGTCCGGGAACGCCTTCGCCACCGCCTCCAAACGCTCCTGCGGTGTCATCTGGGGTGTATAGGTTACTATACCGTTCCTCACTACGCGCAGGGTGTTGAAGTCCAGATTCTTTGGACCCTTCTCCAGCATATCGTTCCATCCGGCGAAAGTTAGCGGGGTGCTCTGTGACTGGTCGGTTTTCGTATTGCTTGGCGAACTTGAGGTTGAAATCTGAATTGGCATCGTTGACCCCCAGGGCTACTCGGATGTTCAAACCGCCGTGGACGGTCTGAATGTTTCCGTTCTCATCTGGTACACTTTCATTCTCTTGCAGACGCTTTCCAAGTTCAAGCCAAAAATCCTGGAGAGCCTTCGGGTCGTTACTCTGTGCTCGAAATTCGTCACCCCCTGTTCGAGCTACGTCAATGTCCTCCAATCCCTCAAAAGCCTGTAAGTCTCGTATGTAGTCGCCCATGGCCCGGAAAAGATGGTCAATCGCCTCCCGTCCATACTTCCCGTTCAACTCGCTTAACTTTTTGACATCCATGGCAGAAGCGTGGGCCTTCTTGGGGATGTTGTCCCAATAGGTCCGGTTTGGGATATTCATATCCCGGTCGGTGTGGGCTTCCCTGAAAGCCTGGTCCCGGGGGATTAGGGCTTCTTGGGCCTTTAAATGGTCGCTCAGGGGTGCCTTGAGGGTTGAAGCCTTGACGCCTTTTTCCCCCTGGAAAACGCTCATCTTGGAGGGTAATTCGCCACGTTTTGGCCAGTTGGGTGCCTGAGTCTTGGCTTTCTGCAAGGCTTCATCCGCTTGGGCCGTATTCTCTCCAGGGGCTCCCAAGAGTTCCATGCCCTTCCCATTCAAGACTTCCCCGTCAAGATCCATCTTTTCGGGGATGGCGGTTTGTGCTTGTTTCAGGATGGCTTCACCTTGGGCGGCATCTTTCACCCGGACGTAGAAACCAGTCCCGATCTTTGCGGCTTCGGGATCGGCTTTCATCAAGGCTTGGCCCACGTGCCGATAAGCATCATCCGCCACGGAATACCGCAATTGATCGTTGAGGGCTTTCCCACCCGGGAATTCAATTTTATAGACCAAGGGTTTCTCTGGGTCCGGGGGAAGCATCCTGAAAGCCTTCTCGTTAAGGTTTCCAGTGATTGGGTCGTGCAGATAGACGCTGGCTTGTTCTTCCGGTGTCATCCTGTCATAGGCTTCCCGGCGAATATCCATGGATAGGCGGGTATCCCTTGGGGCGCCAGCGGCTTCCCCACGAGGCCCGAAAAGCATGACGTTGTACTTCTGAAACAAATCCTTTGCTTTGACTCCTGCCATCCGGGCCATATTCCCGAAGTTCCTGCCCCATAGTGCGGCGGATGAAGAGGGCTGCCCTACGGCTTTCAACTTGTCGGCTATGTCCCCGGAGATGCCTTTCGTTTCTTCCTCGGGCTGTTCTTCTCCGGGTTTAACCGTTTTCTCGGCCTCAGCCATTTGCGCGGCGGTTTGTTCCTTGAGTTGGTTGATCGTCGGTGAAACTGTCCCGTCATCGTTCTTGAAATAGGAAATATGGTTCTCAAGGGCCTTGTAGACTTCAGGCTGTTTAACCGCCAACTCGTTGAGGATTTCAGGAGTTAGGACGACATGGCCACTCGTGGCCTGCGCCTCGGCATAGGAATCGCTTACCCCTAAATCCTTGGCTGATTGGACTCCTGTTTTATTGTTCGACTGGAAAAGCCTGTCAAAGTCCTGGATAGGGATGTAGCCGGGTCCAGGGTGAACTTCGGCGGCATGGGCGGCTTGAGTCTCAGGTGAAAGTTGCGCCAGTTTTGAGTCCCCGGCAACCTTCCCGAAAGCTTGGTGGAGCATCTTGGAAAATCCGGCTGTCGTAGCTTGAACCTTGGAAATGTCCGTTCCGTGGATTCCGCCAAGGGCTCCGATGCCAATACCAAGTGGTGCGCTTTCCAAGGCGGAAATAACTGCCCGTTCCCCGGCTCCTACCATGGCGTCCTTATTTTTGCCCGTCAGCTTGTCAATTAGGTCGTTTCCCAAAGAAGTAGCGGCGCCCTGGCCCATAACCATTCCGGTGCTCTTGGCCATGTGCTGGATCATTGGAACGGCGGTTTCTACAGCCGCATCCTTGCCGGCCGTTCCAGCGATTCGCTTTAGGGTTCCGGTAATTGCCGAACCTGTTCCCTCGTACATCATGATTCCATTGAGCAAACCCTTGAACCGGGCGTTTTCAGCGGCCTGTCCCCCCTCCATTCCAGCAGCCACGTTTTCAGCGTTAGATTCCGAGGCTTGGGTGCCACCCAGGATGACCGGACCCATTTCAGGACCGGCAGCAAGAGGCAAGAGTCCAGGAAGTCCCGCGATAGTCTGGGCTCCTAAAGCTATCCCAAGTTTCCCGTAATTCTCATTTCCAGCAAGAGCTAGGTTTCCATGGGCCAGGGCTTGGACGTATTTGCTGACAACAGGATCTTGAAGCGCCTCTGATTGGGCCGTGCTCATTTGCTTCTGTGCGTCAAAATATTTCTTGACGGCGTTGTCTTGAAGCCAAGCCGGGGCTGTAGATGGAATCTTTAAGGCGTGTGAAATCTGCTGAAAGGTATCAGGGGAATTGTATTCGTCGCCCTCGATGAATCCATTGGCATCCGGCTTCTTCTCACCGAAGATTTCGTTGTACATATAGGCGGGAAACCCGGCGACATTAGAACCAAGGCTAGCCAGACCCACGTTCAAAAGGTTTGAAACTGGGTCATCTTCTTTCCCAGCCAGTCCCAACGTAACTAGGTTTTTCAGGACATTGATCGTGCTTCGGGCTTGACCCACTCTCTCCGTGTCCTTCAGTTCTTGGATATGGTTCTGGGCTATCGCAGCGTTGGCGGGGTCGCCTAAGAACTTCGCCGTTCCTGGATACTGGGCCTCGATGTCACGGAACATTGAACCGGCAGGGGCTTTCTGGGCTTTCTGGAATCCATCTAGGTTTTGGTCAACATAGGCCGGTGGTTTGCCAGTGGCTTTCGATATGGGTATGACTTTTGATGCTTTTTCTGGGTCTAGGTGTTGGACTGATTGAACCGACTTCTCAGCGGGTCCGGGTTGATCGGGAAGTTGGGCCATGATAGCCGCTCCCTCGTCCATTCCTTGAACCGGAGCTTTGGGAATATTCTGGTCCGGCAATGAGGACATGATCTTAGAAGCTTCGTCGTCCTGCGGCGGAGGAGTGGTTTCAACTTCTTGGGGTAGTGCGTTTTGATCCATTAAAAGATGCCGTCTTTTTTAATCTTTAACACGGCATTGACGGATGCGGGTGTCACCACTCCTCCACGCTTGAGGATGGATTGAATGGCGTTATTGGCTGGCTGTCCAGTTTTAAGGTTGTTGTACCCTCCAACTGAATCCGCAAATTGTGAAATCTCAGTCAGTCCGGCTTTCCGTCCGTTCTCGGTCCTTGCGAACCCATCAATGATTCCGTTGATCTGGGAGACGCCTACATCCTCATGAAGTTTCCCGAATGCTGTATCCTCGGCCTGGTTCTTCTGGAAGTCCGTCTTCCAGTTCTTAACGTCATTGGTTCCCCAGAGACGCCCTTTCTCCTTGTGGGTTCCGAGTTCATCCTGGGCAAACTTCCTGAGTTCTTCCGGGGTCTTCCCACCGGCTTCCCGCTTAACCACGGCTAGGTATTGGGCCCTATCCTTGGCATTGGGCAAATCAGAAACCGCGTTCTTCTGGATCTCACTCAAGGCCATTTGAGTAGCGGGGTTCTTCCCCTCGGTGATGTTCGTAACATAGGAATCGGTCAGGACTTTATAGTCTTTATTGTTGATCTTCCCGTTATTGTAAGCCGTGTCGATGTCGGACTTGTCCGTGATTTCCCCTCTGTGGATTCCATCATAGAGCCGGTTGAAAGTGTCGTTATCGCTGTCTTTGGGCGCAACCTCGTTTTGGATGAAGTTCATGCGGTTCCTCAAATCCACTTGGTCCTTGAAACCTACGTTAGCCATTTGAGTCATTTGGGCCATAGAAAGGTTCGGGTTGTTCTTCCTGGCTTGAAGAATCTGGTTTTCGAATCCTCTTTGACGGGCCACATCCTGCTCTGCGATAAGCCTCTGTTGATGAAGGCTCATTTCGTAGAGTCCTGTTTTCACGTCCACCTTTTCCTTGTCGTTCAAGTCGGTCAGCTTATCAACATCCGCTTCCATCTTCGCCCCGTTCGGGATGCCTCCAGGTAAGGTGTTTTTCTTGTTGGCGTTGAAGACTTGCAGGACCGTGTTGGAAATCTTGGCCTGTTGCATTTGGGTATTCAGGTGATCTAAGTCCTCTGCCGTCAAGTTGTTTTCTTTCTTGGCTTGGTCGAAATAAGCTTGAGCCCCATTGAAGTTGTTCGCCTTGATCGCCTCGTCAATAACTGCCCGATAGGTTCCTGACTTCTGGGTCTGGATGAATTCCTTACCCGAGTCCGAATCTGGGTCAATTCCGTTCCGCTTGAAATATTGTGTTGCCAGGGTTTCAATCTGGCCCATCTCACGGCCTACAGCCTGTGGATCGTTCGCATTGATGGCCGCTAGGTTCTGGGCTCCCTTGATTCCAGCAACCGTCTGGTTGTTCTCGTACTGAAAAAGCTCACTCGTGGCGTGTTGGTGAACGGCATCATTCAAGGCCATCCCACGAGCTGCGGCTGAGGCTGATACCGAGCGGTAAACATCCTGATTGGGTTGGGCTTGTTTCAGGATTTCGGATACGCCTTGGCTCCATGCGTTCTGGGCCATGGCTTGGGCGCCCATTGCGTCCTTACCGCGCATCTGTTGGGCTTGCACTTGAACCTTGGCTTGAAGTCCCGCCAATTGGGTGTCAATGTCCGTGTGCATGACCTGGTTGGCTTGCTGTTGGTGTTTCTCGGCGATTCCTGAGATGGTATCGGAAAGTTCCTGTCCGGCCTTGAATGCCCCAGCTACTTCCGAACCGCCACCAAATGCGGCAGCGGGAGCCTCGGTAGGAACGTGCATGGCTGGGAATTGAGAAGAACCTGGATTGATGTCTGGCTGTGGTACGCCTAGTTCTCTCATGATCCCGCTCCTGGCGCTCCGCTTTGTTGTGCCCAATATTCATTCATCGCTTCATCAGCCGTTGTATTGGATATCGCAGTACTTGGTCCACCAGATGGGATTGTAGGTTTTGAGGCTTGATAGAAACTCTCCCCAGCCTTCGCGCCGTAATTGATCCCACTTAAAATCCCGCTCGTTAACTCCGCATTGGCGTTCGTCTGTCCTGTGATCCGGGCCATAGCTCCTTGGTTGATGTCCTCCATGGACTGGAAGGAATACCCGAATTGTTTCTGCCAAATCTGGTTTTTAAGCGTAGATGCGTTCTTGGCGTCAATGGCTGTAATTGCCCCTTCCTCAGCGACAGCAGAACCGCTATTTGAGGTTATGCCTTGTCCTGCGAAAGAAGCCCGGGCCTGCCCCATTTCCCTTGCCGCTTGAAGTCCTTGGGCCTCTAAGGCGGTCTGACCCTCAATGCCCGCGGCTTCACCCTGGAGCTGGGCTAACTGGGCTTCGGTGTCAAATTGCTGTTGGGCGTATTCGCCCTGCATATTCGCGGCATTGGATTGGGTGATACCGGAAACGACTGCTCCGACTCCCTGCCCTATTTGCATTGCTCCTGCGATATTACTCATTTTATTTACCGCCTTGATCCGGTTCCGGCAGGTTCCCGCCAAAGAGAACCGAGAGGACCGATAACGGAGTCATCCGAATATGCCGGATACAAATTTGTCCTGTGCTGTTCCATCTCCCAGGGATTTTAACAGGAATGGTCTGGGTTTGAAGTGCTGTTGTGCTACCAAGTGGCTCAATCGTCCTTACCTTAGCCTCGATCATTCCATCTGTGACGTTTGAGTCCGTTGAGGATGGGAAGGCCGGACCCGTGAAGAAACCAAGGGAAGCCATAACCTTGATTGCCACTTCCCGAAAGATCATTCGTTTGTCGGATATGCTTTCGCCTTGCGGATTGTCCACGTTCAATGTTTGAAGGTCGCGGATGATGGGAAGCCCGACTTGGATGACAGCGGCCGGCCTGGGAAGAACTACCACCCCATTGTTGACGGTCAAGACAGGTTTCTTAGGGTCCAAGGGATTCGCCAGTTCAAACCCATCCCCTAAGACAGCAACGTTCTGGCCGTCAAGGTAGTCCATGTTGATGAGTGTTCCAACCGCTTTTGACCACGTTGTCAGGGCCACGTTTCGCATGGAAGCTGGGACGGTCTTTTGAACCCGGCCTTGAACGTGTTGGGTGTCGGTGAAATTTACGATACGGAAACGAAGCACAGTTCCATCCGGGCCGGTTAGGTAGATTTGGTTTCCGCCTCCCCCTTTCCCATAAAGCCCACCGGCATCAGAGCCGTCGAAGAAAGGTGCGCTGGCTGTTAAGGTTAAAAGCTCGGTGTTGAGCCATTGGGAACCACCGGAAAGAGTCATAGTTGTCGTGCCGGTATTGCGCCCGTCAAAGGTGCTCATGGCATCGGCAAACTTGAAGTCCTGCAAATCGCTGATTGTCCTCGTGTTCATCCGCTCGATAAACCGGACCGTCTGGCCGTTGATGACCCGGCGAACCGTGGCATAAACCATGTCTTCCCCGCCTTCGGCAATGACCGCCACATCCTCAAAGAATCCGTTCTGTGAATCGTGCCGGTGCCAAGCTACGATGTCCTGCTCCTTGATATAGGTCAGGCCTAAGAGCATCCCGTCTTCCCGAACCATCCAAGCGATGGAGTTGTAGATTTTCTGGTAGTCCCATGCCGTTATCGTGTGGCCGTCCAATAGGTGCTGGGCGAATTGGGATAAGTCGTCCGATCCCTGGATGAAGGTGTAGAAGGTCGTCTGGAGCTGTAAATCCCGCACCTGGGAGCCCCTGGCTTGCACAAAAAGGGCATTCTTGTTGCAGATTAACGGCTTGAGGGTGGAGAACCCATTGAAAGCTTGTTTTCTCGGGTTTATGGCCGATGGAAGGAAATTCCCGCTTGGATCCCCGAAGATCAGGTATTCGGACTGGTCGGAGGCTATTAAGAGAAGCCCTATCTCCACGAACTCTTGAACCACAGCCCCGTTGTCGTTTTGGAGGTTGAACTGGATAGCGTCTGAATCCGTGGGAGTCTGGGGAATCCCAAAGTTGTTGTAGTAACCATCTTGGGAGGCCCACACGCCCGTGGGTTGATTCACCGTCTTTGCCAGAACAACCCGGTCCTGATAGATCGTTCCTACCGATGGGAAATTGTTTGGGGAAAGGAAAGCGTAGGAAGCTATTGGCGGTTGATTGGTAAAGTCAATGGGAAGGCCAACATCGTAATAGGTTTCGGTATAGGAACTCCCGAGATATCCGAACACCACTCCGTCCAGTGAACCGTAAATATGATAGACCACGGCTTGGCCGGATGGCTGGGTTGCGGGAGTTACCCAAGTGACTTTATTGGGGGTTGTTGTTGTTGGAACCGCAGAAGTTATAGAAACAGAACAAGCGGCAATGATTCCAGTTTGAGGCGCAGGCCAAACATCGTAATTTGTTCCATCCACGCCGTTGAGTTGGACATTATTAGCGTCAACAACAGTAACCACGAATGTCCGATTATCGAGTTGGGTGATTCCGGTTTGAGAAATACCGACTAATGCTCCAGAAGAAAGCCCATGTCCAACTGCGGTTATTTGCACTGGATTCGTTAAATTTATCGCTGTTATCAAATTCGATGTTGCTATCCCAGCGTAAGTGACATCTGTCCCGCCAGGTACACTTCCGGCTCCCGAAGCATTCCCCTCAAAAGCTAAAACTATAAATTCGGTCGCACTCAAAACAGTCGCTACATAATTTGTCCCTGACCTCGCAATGTAAATATATGGATTCGAGGCGAGTTTTATGGGATTGTTAAATTGGACGACTGTTCCATTTGTTAATCCATGTGCCGTTGAGGTTGTTATAAAAGTGTAATGGCCTTGGGTATCATCTCCCAAATAAGCGCTGGAAACTGCTTTAGAAATTGTGGAACCAGGATTAAATGTGGTTCCAGGTAAACTTTCTTCCCCGGTATAGAGATTCTCGGTTGTAACTAAATAATTATTAACTTGTGTGCCTCCCGCTCCAGCTGTTGCACCCAAATCGGTTGTTAATGAAGACTGACTTGGCAGGAAAAGCAAAGGCGTGTATGTCCAATTGGTTTGGCCGAATCGGTTTAGGTTTGCCGGCCTGTAGCTCGGATGCAGGAGCCACATCACATCAAGGGATTGGAACTTCTTCAGGAGTGGAAGGTCGGCATAGGCGTATGGGCTTGGGATTTCATAGATATTTCCAGTCAACGGATACCAGTAGGTGGCGTTAGGCGGGGCATTGCCGGATGTTCCCAGGACGCAATAATAATTAACCCCGCCTGATGACACCAATGACCCAATCGCATAGACACCCGTGCTTGAGTAAGCCGGGACATTAGAGACCAGGATAGGAGCCCCGTTCTGGTGGAAGCGGATGTACTTGTCCCCGAATTCGAGCATGTAGGTTTGTTCTGCGGAATAGCACCAAGAAATCAAACGGCTAGTATTCCCAGGAATCTTGGTTGAGGCGACATACGAGAACCCTGGGCGGTCCTCTGGAATCCCTGACCTGTTCGTCCACATGTTCCTTTGTGCGGCCCATCCCTGCCCGTACTTTTGAAGGTCAACCATCGCCCCAATAGCTGGGCTAAGTTCTCCCCCGGCTCCATGTCGTTTAATAAGGTCGGTCATTTCAGTTCCAGCACATCGAGCATTTATTCTTGTAAATATAATCGGGGCAAGGTGAGGGTGACGGTGTAGGGGTTGGTATTACAGGCTGAGGCGTGGGAGTAATCGTTGGCGTATAAGTTGGGGTCGGAGTTTGGGTGATTGTAAAAGTTGCCGTGTTGGTTGGAGTGTCAGTGGTTGTGTTAGTCATGGTCGGTGTCGTGGTGTTGGTAGTGGTATTCGTTGGGGTGTTGGTGGGAGTTATTGTGGCTGTGCTGGTGGCCGTATTCGTCGTGGTATTCGTCGGTGTACTGGTGGGTGTTGCTGTCGTAGTATTCGTAGCCGTGTTCGTTGCTGTATTGGTCAATGTCGAACTCGGGGTCCACGTGGCAGTAAAAGTATTTGTGGGTGTGAATGTCGGAGTATTGGTGGGCGTGAAAGATGGAGTAAGTGTCGGCGTCTTGGTGGGAGTAAATGTGGCCGTAAAAGTAAATGTGGGCGTATTCGTTTTAGTAAAAGTAGGTGTGGCAGTAGGGGTCTTGGTTGCCGTGGAAGTTGGGGTTTTCGTAGGCGTATTCGCTCCTAACGCGACTGACGCGGTAAAAAATAAAATAAGGGCATATCTCATTATTGGGCCGGTTCATCGGTATATCTGCCCGTGAACCTTCTTCCTGAACCCCTTGCCCGTTGAATCCTTGAAACAGGCCGCTTATCAAGAATCTGTTCCCGGTAGTCCGTGGACTTAGCACGAATCCATTTCCTCGCCGCTTCCATCTTCAATCGGGCAACTGTGGAGGGACTTGAATTCTTGAGGATGAACGGTGCCATGATGGAAGCCCACTCGAATGCGAAGGCTGTCTTGAAATCAGAGGCCCATAGGTTCAAAGGCGGATTTTGGACTGTCCATTCCCCATAGACCGTACCAGGGGGTACGCCAGGAACCGTTGAAGTAAAGCCCCAATCCGTGAATATTAGAAGGCCCTGGGAATCGCTTGAAAGCTCGAATACCACCCAATGAACATCTAGGCCGCTTCGGTCCCCGTTAAGGATGCGGTGGAAGTCAAGGCAGTTCGATGGATAACGGTACGAGAATCCCCAAACAGGATTGGGATTGGTGGCGACAAGAGCTAACGGCGCTTTCATAACGAACCTATTCCACCGTCTCTCCCTTAGTTTTTCCTCAAGTAGTCCCTGGTAGGTATCCCGGCAGGCTTGTCCCTCTGCACTTTGGTCGTCGTCAAAATCCGTGATCCTGAATCCCTCGCCTATCTGGGCTAGGGCGTAATTGGCTAGGTCTGTGATTGACTGCATTCATCCCCCTGCAAAAGAAAAGGCCACCGATACCGATGGCCTTCCATGGTTGTTTAAAAGGCCGTCTTACTTGCCAGAAGCTTTCTTCTTGAGTTTCGTTGCGACTGCTCCCGGTTCTTCCGCATAGCCGCCTTCAGGTAACGGCTCCAAAGCCGGAACCCTTGTGTCAGCGTCATCATGGGAATCCACGGTCCTGATTTTCCCTTGTTCCTTCCGGACAATCGGGGCCGGTTTGTAGGACAAGTCCAAGGTCATCCACGGGGCGAAATCACGGTACTTGATATAAGCATCCCGGTCAGCGGCGGTGTTGAACTTAACGAGCTTTTGGTTCACGTGGTCTTGCCGTTCCTCGCGCTCGCTCATGTGTTGCTTGCCGGCAATCATCCGATTTTCCGTACTGGTCTCATCATCCCGGATGTTGAAAGACTCCCCGAACTTCCGGCGCTTTTGGTTCAACATCTCATCACCGTAGAATCCGGCGTACTCCCCGTTCATCCGGTTGATTCTTCCCTCAATGGCTACGACTCTCATGGTCTCCTCTTTCTTGCCCCGCAAAAAATAAGGGGCTTCCAGCGTTTAAACCGAAAGCCCCCGTTCTTCTCCAAGCGCTCCTTAGCCGTTAATCTCAGGTGCTCAAGATCAAGTAGCTGGGAGGCGCGTAGTTGGCCAGTTCCCGTTGGTTAGAAACCCAAGCGGTAAAAGCCCCACCGGTAAGGTTGGCCGTGACCGGCGAGTAGCGGATACCCCAATAAAGATGGGTACTCGGAACCGTCGGGATCATCGCCCCAAACTTCGTGCCGGCAACGGTGGCTTGCGGGATTATAGGCATGAAAGCGGCCTGTAAAACCGTTTGGCTGGTCGTCACCAAATCCGAAGAAGCGGCGTCGATCAGGTCAACATTCGTCCCAGCGTTTGTCCCTCCATCCGTTAGGGTGGTTACCACTTCGACGAAGCAAAACAGCGGTTTAGCCGCCGTATTGATCTGCGCCTGGGCAATCCCCTTTGAAATGGAATTGGTGGAAACGGCCTGGGCCGTCACCGCCTGATTCTCCGACAAGAACGTTTTTGCGTCTCTGCGTGGCATATTATTTTTCCTTTGCGGGCTTGTGATGGTCAGCCCACCGAACCAGGATCGAGTCCATCTACTGCGTCCTCAATGTGGCCCGGGAGGTTTCCCTCCCGGAACCGGGTTAGCTTACGACTTAAAAAATCGGGGTTGAACCAACCACCCGAGTCTCGTCCGTCGCCAATTGGTCAACGGTGTACATGGGGATTCCATGGAGGGCCTTCCGGCGAACTCCATCAACCACCACGTAATCCAACTGCCCGCCAGCCATGACCTGGAGCCTGGATTGACGGTCGATCATCTTCCGCATGAAGCGATCCATAAACCATCCCATCCGGCGTCCGTTGGTGTTGGCGTCCGTCATTACCGCCGTTGAGGGCAGGCAATAAAGGGCGTCTTCCGTCAACTGGAGAAGATTGGCTGCCGAGGCGTTTTGGGCCAGAATGTTCACCCGGTCGATGTTGCAGATACGGGCGCACCATTTCCAGTCCTCAACCACAAGGCCGCAATGCCAAGAGAACTTGGCACGGTACACGTCACGGAGAGAATCCGTGGTGCCGTCCGCGTTTTCCTTGGTCACTTTGCCCTTGTCCTCGGTTTGCAACCCGGCAATCGTGTGTTCGGGATAGAGGCCGGAAACGGCATCTTCCCCGAATCCGATCAGCCAGATCGAACCGTTGGCCGAACCCGTTCCACCAGCATCAATGATGTTCTGGCCGTTCTGGTCCGTGGGGTTTGAATAGCGCTGTGCCAATCCAGGGAAAGCATCGGGATCGGTCAGGCTGTTGCCATAGAACAAGCTCGAAACGAAGTTCCGGGCGTGTGCTTGGCGGTGTTTACGGGATTTGTTGGCCATGACCTTCGCCGGGTCGCCGGTCAGTTCTGCGGCATCGGCATCAATTTCCTGCCAAGTGCGGAACGTTGCGGTGGGCTCGTAGAGGTTCTGGTCGGTTCCATCAGAGGGTACGACGCCACGGTTAATCATCGCTTCGTAAACCGTGGGCAGGCTGATGGATTGAAGGATCATGTGCTCGTCACCCTGGTTGCAGGGCATCCAAGTCATCACGTCCAGGATTTCGTTCGCCTGTCTCATCATATCGACGGAACGGGCGAATTCGCCCCCGCCGGTCAAGAGCTTCATCAGCTCAGGCAAGGTGGGGAATTTACCGCTTAAAAGTGCCATAAAAAAAGCCTCCTAGTTTTTTTACCTAGGGGGCTTTTGGCGATCCTGGTTTGTTTGGAGGGCGTTTCCGCCTGTCCGCTACTTAGTTCTTCTTCAACTCTTCCTGTGCTTCCAGAAAAAGGTTCTTGAGTTCCTCACTGACGGCAGCAGCCCTGCCGAGAATCTTGTGAAGTTCATTCTCTTTCGCTGAAATCTTTGCCATCAAAACCGTTGGTGTCTCGGTGGCGTGTCCCATTACCTACGGGGCCTCACTCCTGCCGCTTTAGCATCAGCGGCGGTCTTTGAGAATTCCTTGGCGTAATCCGGGATTTCCTGCCCTCCCGACTTATCGCCGGCCACCAGTTCCTTGGCGTCCATCCCCTCGGCTATCGCTAAAAGGAACTTCTTGAACTCAGGATGGTTGGCCTGGGGCACCGTCTTAATCAGTTCCATGAGGGCCGGACTGGCTTTCGCCTTGTACAGCGCATCGATCTTCCGGTCTGATTCAGCGCGGTTAGCCGCTGAGAATTTCGGGTCTTTGGCCAGTTCCGTCTCATACTCCGCAAGTTTGGTCTTAACAACCGTTTCGTTGTAAGCCCTCTGCCCTTGCAGGAGGTCGTTGTCGTACTTGACCATCCCGTTAAATTGTTCCTCGTTCAATCCGTTCTCAACCGCATACTTCTTGAGGGCTTGCACCCTCTCCAGGCTGACCAACGAATCCTTCGGAACCTCAGCAGCTTTCTTCTTGAATTCCTCTAAGCCTTTATCGGCGGCTTCCTTGGCGGCTTTTTGGGCCGCTTGGTAGTCGGTGAGCTTCTTGGAAACACCTTCCCTCACCGTTTTGTATGCGGTAACGGATTCCTTCAAGGCCTTCTTGGCGTCCTCGGTGGCGTCTTTCTCGACAAGCTCCAAAGCCTTTTCCACCGCCGTTAGGTGCGGGGTGGTTTCCTCCAGGTAGGTTTGCGTCTCCTGAACCGGCTTCTCATTCGCCATCGCTTCCGCCTTTCAACTGATGTTTGGATTTTACTTCCTCAAGCCCTTCTTTTAAAAGCAAAAAATACAATTGCTGTGAAACCTTGAGCATTTCCTTGCTTAATTCACGCCCTACCATTTGGCGCCCAATGTTTTTGTAAACCGTGGAACTGTTGGGATCTGATGGGTCTTCCCCGTATTTGCAGGCTTTTAGAACCCAGCGGAGGAACCTACGGCCTCCAGGATTGTCCATAATCTTCAACAAATCCTGTTCTTCGTTCCTCTCAGCCAGAGCCGCCTTGCGATCCTTTTCGGCCCTCTCAAGGCGGCGTTGCTCTGTAGCTGGGTTATCCATTACCACTTCCACGCGAACATGATAACCAGCTTAAAAATGCGGAAACAGTTAATCCACTTGCACCGCATGTTTTTGAATTCGTCAGCCTTAGCCATTTTGACCTGCCTGGTTCATGTTCATCAATTGGTCAAGCATGGTTCCCCCACCCGGGGCAGGAGTCTGTTGGGCGGTCTGAGCGGCGGATGCCATGGCCGGGGCAGCTTTGGCCGCTGTTTCGGCTGCTTGTTGCTTTGCGACCTGTTGGAGGGCTCCCTGATATTCGTCCTGGGTTTTAAGGGTCTTGGGCGGAAGTCCTAAGATGTCAAAGGCTTCCTTGCCCACTTCGTACTCGTTCATCAAATGAACCGCATTCGGGATGATCTTGGCCATGGCGGTCAGGAACTCAACCCCGGATTGAAGCAGGCTGAAATCCCCCATCTGGAGGGCTTTGGCTATGACCGAGGTAAACTTGGGCGTCATCTTGGATTTCTCCATGACCATCGGCGCGGTTGCTACAAGCCCAGCCTTCTTGCGAAGGTGATAAACGATTTGAATAAACGGCGTGAGGGCGTACTTCGTGAGGCCGTGAAATGCCGGACCCAGTAGGACCATGATTTCCTTTTTGATCTCAATGACTTCCGTGGCCGTGATGGGTTCCTTGTTTTCATTGTCCACCAATCTCCTGAAGAAGTCGGCCATGAAGTGCTGTTTCACCGCCTGCTCTTTTTTCTCAATGCGGACTTCAAGGTGGTTCAGGTCAAGGTCAACCTCATAGAGCGGGACAATCGCGTCCTTAGCCGCTGTTCCTTGGGGCAATACCGTCTCACCGCCCGGGAGAGTGTCAACGTCCTGCACGTCTTCTGAGTGGGCCAGGGGTTTATTTGTGGTCATGTCCAGGGCCAACATGTATTGCTGTTCCAGGAAGAAAAGCTCTTTCGTGTCGGCCAAGGCTTTGATGCCTGGGTTATTGATGGCGTAGGCTGATTTTCCATCCGTCTCCCACGGGAAGTAGATGATCGGGAAATAATCGTAGCCCTCTTCCCGTAGGAACTTCTCGGGGAATTGAATATCAACCTCGGGCGGCACTCCCATCTCGTAGTATAGGGATTTCCATTGGTTGTACTTCGAGGCCAGTTTGGTCGTGTCAAACTCGCTGTTAGGCCCGATGTAATGGATAATGTCGATCCACTTGTCCCACAAACCGGATTGGGCATAGGAGATGATGCGCTGGCTGAAATTGGAAATATCTAGTTCCGTCTCACCGTTCCCCACGTCAACCCGCTCTCCGAACTCCTCAATGACTTGCCTGACCGTCTTTCGGAACGTCCGCATGAATACCGTGGGATAACCGTTCGTGTCCAAGGCGATGCGGTATTGCCCTGGCCGGAATATCGTGGTCTTGAAAACATTCTTGGCGTCCCGCTCAATGAACATGCACCCGCCAAGGTTGACGATGGCGTCCCGAAGGAAGATGGGAAAGTTCACGTAGAAGTTGGAGTTTTGAACGGTGCGCTGGCTGGCCTTCTTCTCATCGTGAAGCCATTGTTCCACTTCCCAAACCTTCATCAGGTCTTGGCGGTCCAGGTCATACTCAAACCATTCTTGGGCGGCAGAGGCGGCACCGGCCGACAATCCAGAAACCATGGCATCTAACGAATCCGCTGGAGTACCGTTGAGGATTTTAACCTGTACTTCCTCCTGCTTCGGGATGTCAAAGAAGTCCCAGTATTCGTACCAGCGAGTTGGGTCAAAATGGGCGGCAAGATCACGTGCTTGGGCCACGAACCGAGTAAACTCCAAATCCAATTGAACCCTGGTAAGGTTGACCCTCTGGTAGGTCGTCAGGTAGGCGTAGTTCAAATCCTTATTGGAAATGGTTTTTCGTTTGGGTTGCTGGCTGAGTTTTAAAAGGGTTGGGTCTGAGGGGTTGGTAGTTGGTTGGGCCATTATTCAACCTCAGCCATCAAAGAAAACATTGGTTCTTCTCGCATATCAGGTGAGCGGATAACATCAAACCCATGATACTGAATCACGTTTTCTTTACCGCTCGTAAAAACAAAACCCCCGTACTTTACTCGCTCCATTAGTTGCGCGTTGAATTTTTCAAAGAAGTCCCATCCCACAATCAGTTTTATGGGGGCATCACCTTTGAGTCTCGGCTTTAATTTCGCAATGGCCTCATTAACCGCTTCGACGTAATCTATTTCGGTTTTCGCCACGTTATCCGCCTATCTTCGTCATCGACATTCCAGCCTGGGGCGTCACTCCACCAGGTTGGGTCAACTGCGTTCCCGCGAAATTCGACCTGAAAGCCGCCATGCTTCTCTCACTCGCCAAGGATGCGTCCCTCTGTCCAATCAACGCCTGTTGCCTAATATACTCGCTCTGTTGGTTCTGCGCTGTGGTAATCGCCGCCTGTTGCTGTTGGTTCTGCTGTTCCATGAGTTGGGTGGCTTTGGCGTTGGCGTCCCCTGATTGGATGCCTTGATAAACGGCTGACCCAGCACTTGCAGCAACCGCGCTTATGGCACCTACGACTGGCATTAGTTAAGCCTTTTCGTGAAATGTAGGTCTATCTGCTCGAACCCCAACCCATCCACGAACATCCGGGTTAGGTCATGCTCTTTCTTGCTGTAAACATGTACGACCTGGACTCCCCCCATCTTCAACTGATTCACGCACTCGGCCACGAACTCATAAGCCCTTTTCCCGCGATATTCCTTTTCCACGAAAAGCACGTCCCCAAGTGCCTGCGTGGTTCCCTTGTAATGCAGGGTGTCGTTGATGAAGAAGCACCAATAGCCAACCAATCGGCCTTTCCTTGCACCCTCTTGGTCCGCGTCCGTCACTTCCCGCATGGTGAAAAGAACGGCGCATGGTTTCCCGGTAGCGTCCCGGTTTTTTCCCATGGCGATGTACTTCGAAAAGTCAGGGTTGAGTTTCTGGAAGTCCTTGAAAGCTGGGTGGCTCACTTCCTCCCAATGCTTTTGGAACAAGGGCATCATCTCGTCGCAGATTTCCTGGTCAATGATCTCCTCAAGGAATACGGTTTTCATTCGGCTCCTTAGTGGTGGGATAACTTCCTGGGGTGGTGAACGGTCTTTCGGTACTTCCCTGCTTTGCGATAGGCTGCGGCCACTGCCTGTTTTACGGGGTGGCCAGCTTTGACCATCTCGCGGATATTGCTCGACATCACCGCTCTTGATTTACCGGCGCGTAAAGGCATAAGACCTCAGTGGTGAGAAAGTTTTGAAGGATGATGCCACTTGGAAGCGTTACGGGCGAAGTTAGCCATCTTCCTGACGTGGGGATTTTTTGAGTGAGGCGCCTGTTGGGTCGTCATCCCCGTCCGCTTCTTGTAATCGGTGAACCTTCCCTTGTGGCTCGGCTTGATCTTAATGGCCATCAGATGTGGCTCAGGCTCGCCGGGTGATGCTTTCCTTTGGTGGGGTGATGGTATTCCTTGGCCGACATGGAGCCGCGACCGCCTCCGCTCATGTCTTTGCCGCTGTCCTTGCGTCCGCCTTTATAGCGGTTGCCCTTCTTCATCATCTTTTCCTCGGTCCCTTTCGAGATGTGGCGCATGAATCCCCCTTGTTTGGTCTAACAACGATTCAATCCTAAATCCGATTAGCGCTTTTGGTCAAGCGGGTTATAGTCCCGGGTCGATCTCTGTCGCCGGTAGTTGTTCCCATGACCTTCCCGTTGAACCCGCAACCTTGCGACAGTCTTGGCAATATCGTTCGTGGAGTATGTCAATCCCAAGGCATCAGCCCGGTCAGGGCTCCTACCCAAACGTAGTTTTATCCGGTCCTTGGGTTCCAGGATCATCAGGCCTGTGTTGGTCAGCGAATAGGTTGGGGTTGTCAGTTCCGCGATAATCTCAGGGTCATTGGGTAGGCAGGCATCCCGCTTGATTGCCTCAGCCATGTTCCACCACATCTCCATGCGTCGATTGGCGAAGGTTTGCGGCTTGTTGGCGGCTGAGGCCGAATTCACCCTTATAGCCGTGTGCTTTTGAACCGAGAGGGCGGAACAAACCCCATCCCCATACCCTCCGGTACAGTCCACAAAATTGACCTCAGCGTTGATCTTCCGCTTGTAGGTCAAGAGTCTGGCCGCAATGTCGAAAGACCATGTTTCGCTGGATTTGTCAACGCGCATTGAATCCGGGGCATAAACCTTGATTCCCTGCCGGCCGTAGAATACCGTCAAGTCTCCCCCTCCAAACGCTACGTCCGTTCCCGTCCGACATTGAATAAAGGCGTATTGACCAATTGAACAGGTGCGGCTCATGGCCTTTCTAACGTCATCCGGGCCTAAAAGGGAGTTGAAGCTGGAGGGTGGGAACAACCCAAGAACGTAAACTTTGACATAAGGGTCTTCCCGACCATAGAGGTCTATTAATCGGCGGTTCTCAACCTTGTCAATTCGGCTTGAACACTTCGGATTGTCGGGATCCCCGCTGATATTGATTCGGTGCCACAATGCCGCTTCGTTGTTGAAAGCCTCGAAAAGAGGGCCCTCTACGTGCGTTGGGTTCCCTGTTTGGATGAGGAAATTAAACCCGCCTGGTTGTTTGGTGGTCAGTGTCCGGGTTGCGGCCCTCATAACCGAGATTGGAACACCTCCGGATTCATCCACAACCGCGAGGGAATATTTGGAATGATGGCCGGCAAGTCCTCCAGCTCCCTGTGGTCCAGCTTCAGCCGATGCGGTCCAGGTGCGCTTCTCGAACCACCACGTAGCAGGATGCTCTTTGAGGAATATCTTCTCGGCCTGCCATTCAAAGAAAAACTTCAGGAGTGGAGTTGTTTGCCACATTTCCGCGAGTTTTGTCCAGAGGTTGGCTTTTAGGTTTGGTCCACTGATGCCTGTTGCGAACCCCTGTGGATGGGCTTTGTCGTCCCCAAAACAAACCATAAACCACCAGATAATCCCACTGTCCCACCAGGTCTTTCCCGGTCCAGCACAGGCCGCGATTGCCAGCCGGTCAAGGGCTCCTGGGACACCATTCACCCAATCCGCAAGGGCTTGGCAGGCTTCCTCTTGCCATGGATCCAGCTTATCGGTTATTCCGTTTTCGATGAAAAAGGCTTTAGGATTGTGGCGCCAGCGCTTTATTCGGACGGCGAGCTGTTTCTGGAGTTCCGTCATTTATCGTCAATGGGTGGTTTGAGGGAGGCAAGGACCGCAGCTAACCCTTCTGATGCCCCAATTTCGAGCTTATCCCCGTATTTTTTGGGCAGCATCTTTGAGGCGATCCATTTCGCTGTGTCAACACGGAGCTTGTTTCTTTGAATCCCACCATTGTCAATCCGCGTCGTTGTGTATTCATTTCCTGATTTTGAGGTAACGGTAGTGGTTTCCGTGGGCTCTTCCTCGGCCACATCCATGAGACTGTCCATCCGAAGTTCGTTAGCCGTTATCACAGCCGCGTGATACTGCTCCCTTAAACTCAACATTTTTGGCTCAGCCAACCACCGCATGAACATTGTAACGGTGGGAGAACCCATCATTTCGAGGACTTTACGGAGGGAAGGAATAGTCCAAGGGCCGTTAGGGACAGCTTGGATGGGGGTGATTAACCTTTGGCAGATTTCGTCTGCTATCGCTTGTGTGAATCCAGAGGGACGGCCAACTGGCCGCGAACTCTTTTGTTTGCGGGGCATGTAGGTAAATATAGGCCAGGGACTAGGGATTGGTCAAGTTTTCCGTGATTTTTCGATTTCCAAGAAAGCTTCCCGGTCAATTTCACAGCCGTTTTTGAAATACCGAGGCCGGGCATGAGGGCAAACCACGATAAGAATTCCAACGATTTTGCTCATCACCATTTCCTTGCAGGCGCATAACTTTCCAATGGTTTTGACTTGATGGATTTCCTTGGGTGTTTCGGCGTCTTGCATTGAAAGTCCTTCCATCACGTGAATCCCCAATAAGTGTCGGTCATTACGTTGTAATCGTGGTTTTCTTTGAGTTTTCGGCAAATTGAGCAGAAATTATCATCGTCTGCCTCGTATTGATGGCAGACCTCTGATTTCGGTATTTCCACATAAGACACGCCCCCAGTGCTACTGTCGGCCAATTTTTGCATTAGGGGAATACATACCTGTTCGATGGTTTTTAAATCCAAATCATCCTCACTCCGTGGTCTTTGACGGGCCGCAAGGATTCCAAGCCTCAAACACTCCGCAACGTATGGGTTTTCGTGGCTTGCTACGTGTAAAGTTGAACTCATGCGTTCCTCCAGAATATCCACAGGATCAAGAGCCAGGAAAGGGTTAGGAATAAATGGAGCTGCCAGTATTTGATCTTCATTTGCTGTCCGAGGGTGGTATCCAGATGTTCTCGATTGCGTGTGGTTTTACCTTCAAAATAAAAACAGAACCTCCTACGATCAAAAAGGCGAGAAGAATTACTTGCCACCAAAAGATTATCCTTTCACAGGTGCTTGGTTTTTCTTCGCCGGTCTTCGTGTTAGTTCTCCTTGAGTGGGTGAGCGGCATCCGCCATCATCTTTTCACCGAGCTTTTCAGCGCTTGGCGCCAGGGTGAAGAATTGTTCGCAGCGGAAGCACTGAACAACTTTAGTGCGGGCAATCGTTCGTATCGTTGGCCTTGCGTTTGGCTCCAGGATTTTCGGCGCAATGGCTAGGTCTATAACCTCCTGCTCGATGATGACCAAGTACCCGGCATGAGTGCATTCTTTGATTTTCGGACCTTCGTTTGCCATTTTTATCCCCCTGGTTGCGCGTCAGTTCAACGATCTTACCACCCTCAGCACCCTTACCCCTACCCTTTTTAACTCTCTGTGAAATTGATGAATCGACCCTCTCTACGGATTATCGGAGTCTTGGGCTTTGAGGGAATCCAGCGATTATATTTCGTGGCCTTTATTTTCATCTTGGCCTCTTGGATCTTCCCGCCCAATCCGTTCTTGATCTTGCCGGCGTTCAAGAGCTGGCAATAAAAAGCGTGTCCCTCTCCGATTGAAGTTAGGCTCAATTCTCCCTCCCTGTTTGCTTATAGGCAGCAGTTTTCTATCTTTCTTCACTCCCCCTTGGTGGATGCGGCATCGGCGGCGCACAAATAACCCAAGCTTGCGGCGTTTCTTAATGCAGATCTTCCTTTCGCGCCGATTGCGTGAAGGCTGATTCCGTTACTCGGTGAACCTCCGGGCCGTCCTTTTGCGTCCAGAAACTTTATCTTCGGGCTCACGAATAATATCAGGTCGGAGTTTTTAGCCAGGAATTTCCACCATGGGGCGCTGGTACGATCCGGGACCAAGCACACGCCGTTACCATGTTCGACAAACTTTTCAAGCCACGGTTTTAATCCGTTCCGGCCACCAAACGGCGGGTTCAGCCACACAAACCCTTTCCACGGGCTAGGGTTTTCTTTCGTGTTGTGGCAACCCGCTGGAACCCAAGGAACCACGTTAGCCCCAGGTGAGGCCATATCCCGGTCGAATTTAACTCGCATTGCCTGAAAGATATAAGGGGGCG